GACACGGCAGGTTTTTATATCAATCGCCTGTACAGTCCTAACAGTACTATTCAGGCTATTGCAAAAGAGTTTGAACTAGCCTGGTTCGAATATAACTATCAGTCATTTTACAATACAGTACTCGGACTTCATTATTCAGACCTTCAAGAAGAACTTGACGATCTAGCATTAGAGAACTTACGTGATGATTCATTCGATTTAAAGAATATACCAGATTCAGTACTGGGTATTGTCGTAGGCTGTGACCAGCAATTAGACCGACTTGAAGCAACAGTATTAGGTTTTAACGAAACAGAACTATTCGTACTGGGTCATCGTTTTTTCTATAGCCCTAACTGTGAAATCAAAGGGGCAAAGGCTTATACAGACCTTGCTGCATTCTGTAATCAACGTTTCAAAACAGTATCCGGGCGTGAAGTACCAATACTTAAAGTTGCTGTTGACGGGGGTAACGGGAGGGCAGTAGCCACCGTAAATAGTTTCTGTCAGCAGTATAAGAAGTTCGAAATGATCAAGGGCAGCTCGAATACCAAAGGTGACTTGTTCAAACGCAGCACCTCAGAAGGCCGTCAGTTCTACATGCTGAACGTACACGAGGGTAAGAACTGGGTACGCAGTCTGTTAAACAATGCAGTAGCAGGTAAAACAGATGCACCACTTACGCTACGGTTTGCACACGATTTGCCTGATGACTATTTCGAACAGGTCACAGCAGAGAACCTGGAACGTTCAGGTAGTGGTGTTCGATGGAAGCAGATTACAGGCCGTCGTAATGAGGCACTTGATACGCTGGTCTACAGCCTATGCATGATGAAACTGGCATTGAGTAAATTAGGGGGGCAGCCGTTCAAGAAATTACGAGAGTACAGAAGTAGTAAACGAACCGATGAACAAACTACCAGTACTGAATCAACTAAACCCGTCAAGCCTACCGAACCAAATAATAAATACACTAAACCAAAATCCAAAAGTATTGGTAAATCATGGTTCGGCTAAGGATAAATAAACATGAAAGATAAAATCTATATCGGTGAAGTACTTCACGAAGTACTACAGCCTAATACAACATTAAAAATCGGAAACAGTACTGATACGTTATTCACACACAACACAGAGAACGATACTGAAACGGTAACTATCGATTCCTCACAATGGAAGCCGGGTTATTACTCAGTCGTATATAACAACAATGGTGAGCTGAGTATACGTATTAGTACTGTAACCGTCATTGATCCAATGGCACAGACAGACCGATTAACAGAACTGCAATCACAGCTTGATGATATTAATAAAGTCATTACAGCACGTATTAACGGCGATACCAGTACTCTGACTATCAACAATAAAACACTGGTACATGAAGACCTGAATGCATTGATCAGTCTGAAAAACAGTATCACTAAACAGGTTAACGACCTGAAACGCAAACTAACTACAGGCAATAAAGGCTTTTTCAAAAGTACTATTCATTGCCGCTAATAATGGAGATCACACGGAATGTGGCCTTTTAACAAACGGCAAATTGAACAACCCGCAGTACTACCAAAACCTAAAACAGTACAATCCCGCAAATATCAACCGACAAGTACTGAATTCAAATCTCAGACACGTTCATTAACTGGATTACCAACAAAGATCATTGGCTCTTACGGTACTGGTGTTCAGAACGTCAACATCAATGCAGTACTGAGACAGTCACTAACTTCGCTACGCGATGCCAGCCGTTCACTGGTACTGCAAAACCCGTATGCACGTCGATACGTATCACTGAGTTCTGGCACAGTGGCAGGGGCAGACGGTATCACCGTTCGACCTTCACCGATTGGCCTCGATGGTCAAACCGATCCAGTACTGGCAGATCGCTTAGATAAGCTGTTTTACGAGTGGGCATCAGATGCAAATCGATTCAGTGCTGATGGTTCTCTGTCATTCGACATCTTTCAACAACTGGTAGAGCGTGCGAGAGCTACCGATGGTGAATGTTTTGTTCGACTGCATACTGACGGTGATGAACTACAGATATCAATCATCGATGCAAGCCGTATCCCCAGTACTAAAAACGAGTTACTGAAAAACGGTTCGTACATCAGTAATGGTATTGAACGTGATCAACATGGTCGGGTACTGGCCTATCACGTAGCCGATATTAACCCGCTGAATTACACCATCCAGACGAACAGTACTCAACGTGTACCAGCCAGTGAGATTCTGCATTACTTCATCCCAGAATTCCCAGGACAGGAACGAGGTTTCCCGGACTGTATTGCAGTCATGAAAACCTTAGAGGACTTTAATAGCTATAACGAAGCGGCAGTACTACAGAAAAAGATCGCAAGTTCGGCTATGGGGTTCATTACCAATACTGACAACAATCAGGATGAACTCTTAGACGGTGAAAATCCAGAACGTGAATTTGTAGAGTACTTTGAACCGGGCAGTATTAAAGAACTAGCCCCAGGGCAGCAGATCCAGACTCTTAACCCGCAGGCAGGTACTGACAAGATTACTGAATTTTCAGACGCTGTTCTAACAACTATCAGTACTGGATTATCCGTACCCAAATCGATGTTAACGGGTGACACACAAAACGCGTCATTCAGTGCTGCAAAGATGGCAGACCGTATCAGTCGTGAAGGGTTTAAAACTCGTTCTAATCTACTCATTTCGAAAGTACTCAAACCTATCTACCGTGAGTTTATTAAAAGAATCATGGTGTCTGAACTTAAAGAACTTAGTTTCACGAACTTTGAGAATATCGCGAACAGTACTTTCATTACTGTTAAGCAAGTCTCACTTGATCCTAATAAAGATGCTCAGTACGAGCAAGTACTATTAGAAATGGGAGTCAAAAGTAAGTCCCAAATTATTCGTGATTTAGGCATGGAGCCACAGCACGTATTTGAAGAACTCAAACGAGAAGCGGAGATAAATAAAACAGAAACAATGAACAAGGACAGTTCAAATGAAATTCAAGAACCAAAAACGGGAGATGACGTTAACGAGTGACGTACTCTCTGATAATAACGACCGTACAGTACTGTTAGCTTTCAGTTCTGAAAATCCAGTAGTACGTACTATCGGTGGTCAGGAATATAACGAAATCCTTCTGCATAATCCTGAGAACGTCAATCTAGAACGACTACAGAATAAGGCCGCTCTGCTTTATAACCATAACTTTGATAATCATATCGGTGTTATTGAGTCAGCCAGTATTGATGCTGACCATGTAGGCCGTGCATTAGTGCGTTTCAGTTCAGTTGGTATGGGTGCTGAAAAGTTCGAAATGGTACGTGAAAGTACTTTGTCAAAGGTCAGCGTAGGTTATTCCATTCTCGATTATCGAATTGAAGGTGAAAACCTATTAGTTACCAAATGGGAACCATATGAAATTAGCATGGTTTCAGTACCCGCTGATGACCTTGTGGGTGTAGGCCGTTCTCTTGAAGAAGAGCAGGAACAAGAAGTACCTGAACCCGAAAATAAAGACGAGCAGCCATCCGAACAAGAGGAACGTAACGAGGAAACTGAAAATGAACCCGATGAAAATACTGAAAGTATTGCTAATACTTCTGAGTTTAATCCCGAAATCATTACCGAAACGGAAACGATAAATAACAGTGAAAGTATTGGTGATGGCGAGCAGCCAGAACCAGAAGAACAAAATGATGATTCAGCCGTTCAGGAACAGGTTCAGGAAGAACAAGAAGAACAGGCTGAAGAAGATCAAAAACGTATTGCCGAAATTAACGCTATTTCACGTGCATTCAATATCCACGCTGAAATTACGAATCAGGCAATCGAATCAGGCTTAACCATTGACGCGTTTCGCCAGCAAATTAAAAACAAACCCATTATCAAGGACGATAAAATGGAATTCTCTCTAAACACTCTGATCCGTTCCATTATGGACGGTGACAAATCTCTGCCATCCGGCAAAAACGGTGCAGTAGTTGCTAACGCTGATTTTGCACAGGCTGTACGTGCTGGTGTAACTACCACTACTGCAAAAGACGTTATCAGTACAGAACATCTGTACGGCTCTTTCGTGGATATTCTGCGTGCTGAATCTGTTCTTAAGAATTTCCCAGTACAGATGTTTACCGGACTGACTTCTGAAATTGCAGTACCTAAACTGGCTGGTGATTTCACCGCAGGTTTCGGCTTTATTTCTGAGAATGGTGTATCCCCAGAAGTTGATGCTAATTTCGAATCTGTAGTACTGAAGCCTAAAACTTTCACCGGTTCCGTACCTCTATCCCGTTCAGTAGTTAAATCCTGCCCACAGGTAGAACAGATCGTTAGTCAGGCCATTGTTGCCGGTTCTGCTGAACGTCTGGAAGCCCTGATCCTGAAAGGCATCGTAGATGCAGTAGTAGCAGCGGGTAAAGTAGAAACTGTAGACGCATATACATATGCAGACATCGTAGCAGCACAAGGTCAACTCGGTGATGAAGGCGTTTCTTATGGTTCTATTGCCGCTGTAATGTCCCCACAGACCAAAGCTACTCTGCGTAGTACTCTACGAGGCCAGAATACCGCCGCTGTGTACCTGTTCGACGATGGCGATCTGTGTGGTGTACCTGCCTATGACTCTAAAGTACTGGCTGGTCAGGACTTCATTATTCTCGGTGACTTCTCCAAACTGGCTATTGCACAGTGGGGTGACTCTCTGGAGCTGGATATGGACGATACCACTAACCGTAATCGCGGTTCTGTAATCGCTCGCGTGTGGGCAGATCTGGATTTCGCAGTACTGGTGCCTGAAGCCTTCCGTATCATCAAACTGGCCTAATCCGATGAGAGCATTTAATACGCAATGTATGGATGCTCTGATTAACAGTTTTGGTGAACCTTTAGTACTAG